CCATTGTTCTTGAAAATATTACGATGCAAGATGATTATGAGGGAGATTTTACTTCTAGAAGAGTTTTACTTTATACTTTAAGATTTACTGCAAAAACATATCTGTTTGGTCCCGCATCTTCTGCATCCAAAGATATCATCAAGAAGGCAAAAGTCAGTCTACTTACTGGAACAGATACATCAAATACTACAAGAGAAGTTACATATACTGTTACTCCAAGAGCAATCAAAGACTATACAGGAGACACTGCTACTACTCTGTCTGCTGACATCACAACAACGACAAAAACTTTTGAAGTTGATGATGCAAGTAGTCTTACAGCAAAAACATATGTGGATTTGGATGGAGAGGAACTCTTCATCAAAACCATCAATGGCAACAAAATTACAGTCAACAGGGGTCAAGACGGAACAACTATTACGTCTCATCTCAGAGGTGCTCCTATTAAACTTATCACTGCTGCAGACAATGCACTTGTTGAAGAAGGAGATGACTTTGGATTTAGTGGAGTAATTTCATGAAAATGACTAAAAATTTCGATGACCTTAACGATACTTTCAACGTCTCTGACAATATTATTCAACCAGAGATAGTTGAAAAGAAAATCGAAAAAATTAAGTCTGCTGCTGATGATATCAAAAAAGATTATGAATATACTAGAGGTAATTTGTATTCTTTGATTGAAAAAGGTCAAGAGGCAGTCAATGGTATTTTAGAATTAGCACAAGAAACTGAGCAACCAAGAGCATACGAAGTTGCTGGTCAATTGATTAAAAGTGTTTCAGATGCAACTGATAAACTTCTTGATTTGCAGAAGAAACTTAAGGATGTAGAGGAGGATAAACAAGTCCGTGGACCATCAACTGTCAACAATGCCTTATTTGTTGGTTCAACAGCAGATTTAGCTAAAATGTTGAAGGACGGACTTAAAGAAGAACCTAAATAATTTGAAAGGGAGAGAAATCCCGAAGTACAAAGGTTACTAATAAAATGTCCAAGGATCTACCTTCGATTGATGATTTTGCTGAAGATAATAGCAATTTACCATCTATCGACGATTTTATTACAGAAGAGAACGCAGAGGAACTTCCTTCTGTAGAAGATTTTATTGAGAAAGAAGAAGTAATATCTGAAGCAACACAAACAATTGAAGATGCAAATGGTGAGTCGTTTGCAGAAGTAAAAGATATTATTCCACCCTGGCCAGAACTGGTTAAGATGGTTAATGATGTTAGGGCAGATATTCCTGACATACCAGAAATTAAATATTACGATAAAGAACTTGAGGAACTTGCAGAGCAAATCTTACAGATTAAAGATGAGATTCCAGAAGTTCCAGAAGTAAGGTATTACGAAAAAGAAGTTGAAGCAATCTGCGAACAGATTGATCTTGTCAGAGAGCAAATTAAAGACCTTCCAGAGGTCAAGTATTATGATGAGCAGGTTAATGCAATTGAAGATAGAATTGACACTCTTCAGACAGAAGTAACCAATCTACCAGAAGTAAAGTATTACGATAAAGAAATTGAAGCAATCTGTTCAGCAATTGATCAGGTTCGTTCAGAAATTCCAACCTTCCCAAAGTGGGTTAATGAAGTAAATGAAGTTCCAGACTTCTCCTGGATTGGTAAAACTTTTAGTGTTATTGACGATGACTTTATTAAAGTAAATGATACTATTGATACTCTGAAGGAAAATATTCAGATTGATATTAAAAAATTAATTGAAGATAATGAAGTAAGGCATTTTGAAAATAAAGTTCAATTTGGCACTGAAGTTAAGGATCTTGACACCAAATTAGGTGAAGAGAAAGAAAAAATTTGGAAAGAACTTCGTGATTCTTCCATGAAAATATGGGAATATCACAAAGAGTTCAAAGATGATGATAAAAAACTCAAGAAACAAATTCTTGGGGAATATAATAACCTTAAACAAAATATCAAGAAAGAACTCAAAGAAGTAAGTAAAGAGAGTGTCAAAACTGACGAACTTCTTTTAAAATATTTTACTGACTTAAGAAAAGAAGTATCTGAAATTGTAATTCCAGAAGTAAAAGATTATGACGATGATCTAAGATTTATTAGAGCAGATATCAAAGATCTTAGAAAACTAGTTCGCACTATTAAAACAGAGCAGAAAAATTTATCTGAAGGTCTTCTTAACGAACCACCTAGTGATAAAGAATCTTTAGGAGGAAAAAGTGATCCTTTGACTCCAATGGATCAAAAGTTTGCTACTCTTGATGATCTAGCAAATCATTACAGATTATTCATTAATAGAATTCAACAACAAATTTCTACAATTGGTGGAGGTGGTGCAGGGTTTATTAAAGATCTAGATGATGTAGATATTTCTGGTCTTGCTGATAATTTTATTCTTCAATACGATGCAACGAATTCAAAATGGTTGACAGTAGCAAATAATGCTGGTGCAGGTGGAACATGGGCATCAAACAGTATTGGTATTAGTACAACAAAAAATGTTGGTATTGCCACGACCACTGCTAAATCTGATGTATCACTTTTTGTTGTTGGTGATATTGAAGCAACAGGAAATGTAAATGTTGCAGGCACAATTACATATGAAGATGTTAAAAATGTAGATTCTCTTGGATTAAGTACCTTTAGAAGTGGTATTGAGGTTCAAACTGGAACAGCAACAACTGCACTTTTGGTTCAAGGAGATGCAAGAGTTACTGGCATTCTAACGATTGGTACTGCATCAGTTACAGTTGATGGTGACAATAATCAAATTACTGTTGGTATTGTCACTATTTCAAACTCAGAGGTTATACTTGGAGATAATGTTACAATTAATGCCTCTGCAACAGGTATTAACTCTGCACCAAACGTTCTATATGTTGCTAAGGATGGAAGTGATGATAATAATGGAACATCAATTGATAATGCAAAACTAACGATTGCAGGTGCAGTATCAATAGCACAATCCGGAACTACAATTAAAGTTCTTTCTGGTAATTACGTTGAAAGTAATCCTATTGAACTTCCTGCATTTACTGCTGTTGTTGGTGATGATTTAAGAACTGTAAAAGTTTTACCTAACACACCAACTAGTGACATCTTCCATGTAAATAAAGCATGTAAGGTTGCCAATATAACATTCTCAGGGCACACTGCACCTGCTGCAGCAATTGCTTTCCCAACAGCAGGAGCTACTAATGTTGGTGGTGGAAAGTGGAAGGGTCCATACATTCAAAACTGCACCAGTGACACTACAACTGGAACTGGTATTTTTATTGATGGTGATAAGGCAGTTAAAACAAAATCAATGAACGTTGATGCATTCACCCAATATAATCAAGGTGGTGTTGGTGTTGCAGTTACAAACGAAGGTTATGCTCAGTTAGTTTCTGTATTTACTATTTGTTGCGACAAAGCAATTCAAGTTCATAAAGGTGGACAGGCAGATCTTGCTAATAGTAATTGTAGTTTTGGAACTTTAGGTTTAGTTGCTGATGGAGTAAGTCCAGAGCAGTTTACTGGAATTGTCACTGCCTCTGCTGCTGCATCTCAAGATAATGTAACCATTAACGTCGGTGCAGTTACTACAAGACCTTATGATGGACAAGTTGTATATTTTGATCAGTTATTTAAATCTGTAGAAACAATCACTGTTGGTTCAGGAGGAACTGGATACACTCAAGCACCAACAGTAACCGTAGATTCCCCATCTGGTCCAAATGGTGAGACTGCTTCTGCATTTGCTACTATCGAAAATGGTGCTGTTACTGAGATTTCAATTATTAGTAGTGGAAGTCAATATACATCAACTCCATCAATAACTATTTCAGGTCCACAAAGTGGAATCAATACAGCAACTGCCACTGCAAATATGGCAGATACTTATTTTACAATAAATAGTGCTACACCCATCGTTTCTGGAATTACAACATTAACACTTGCAGAAAACTTAATTAATACAGTCGGAGTTGGTTCTACTGCTTACTTCTTCCAACAAAGTAAGATTGTTGCAAGTTCTCATACATTTGAATATATCGGTTCTGGTAATACAATTACTTTAGCAACACCAAAACGAGGTGGAGTTACGATACAAGCAAATGAAGTTGTAAGTCAAAATGGTGGTAGAGTAATTTATACAAGCACAGACCAAGCAGGTAATTTCCGTATTGGTGATGATCTTCAGATTAACCAAGCAACAGGAACTATCAGTGGAAGAGCATTTTCCAAGAGTTTGTTCTCAG